GTCTGGCTATGAGATACAAGACGAATCCTACTATGACCGCATCACAGTCAGCCAACTCCTGCCCTATGTGATTGCTTCGGTAGTCAACGACACTGCCCTAGAGCAGGCACAGAATATGATCAACGATGGCAGACCACAGAAACCTTCTGCTCCTGCTGAGGGTGGCAACCTGCTCGCTATCTTGGTAGACATCAAGGCTAGTTATGTCAAGTTAGAGAAGGACGAGCAGGAGATACTGCGCTTTCGATACCACGAGAACTACACACTAGAGATGATTGCAACCTACCTTGGCTGTGCCATCTCCACTGCTGACCGGCGCATCCTCAATGCGCTCCGCAAGGTAGTTGCAAACCTCGGCGGTGAAAGTCCTTGGCAATGAAGGAGGCCGATCTCTTTGAGTACCTCAAGAAGAAACACTTTCCTGACCTATACAAGTCAGAGGGAATGTACGACAGTTTCGACTGCATCTCCGACGACAAGAAGTTCTACATCGAACTCAAGTGTCGTCACACACACTACCCAGACCTACTCATTGAGCAGTCCAAGTATGTCCGTCTTGTGGACGAGGCAGGTTTCCGAGTCCTTGACCCTTGGTATATCAACTCGACACCTAACGGAGTCTTTGCGTTTGACCTATCGCGTGTACCACAGCCGGCGTGGGAAGAGCGATGGATGCCTACTACCACAGAGTTTGCTAACACATCTAAGAAGATCAAACTCGTCGGCTTCCTCAATCTGAACTATGCGCTACCCCTATAAGTGTAATCAGTGCGGCATCGAGTTTGATGTCGAGCGCTCCATCCACGCTGAAGCGTCCTCTCCCTCCTGCCCAGAGTGCAAGGTAGAGATGTGGCGCGTATACACCACGCCCTCTATTCAGTTCCGAGGTTCTGGCTTCTATTCCACAGACAAGTAAGCCCCCGTCTTTCGACGAGGGCCTTCTTGCTAGGAGGGGCTGGAACGGAAGGGGCTACCAGCGTTCGCTAACACTATCACATATACCCCTGATGAGCCATTCAACGACAGGCACAGCGACGGCGTTTCCTAGCTGCTTATATCTATTGGTGTCGCTTTGGCTAATGGTCCAGCCATCAGGGAAACCTTGCAATCTTTCGCACTCTAGAGGCGTAAGTTTCCTCACCTCAGTTTTAGCCACCATTGGCGTATTCAATCCTCCTGTTCCCATATAAGCGGTCAATGTGCTGATGGTCCTTCCCTGCAGGCGTACCCCATCTGATCGATGGGGGTGGAATATGAAGAGGGTCTGGTCGTTGGCTGTCGCTATGGTCAGACTCTTATCCTCACTGAGCAATGGTCCCTTCCCTCCTCCTGGCTTGCCTTCTCGTTGTCTCATTACTATCACCTTCATTCTTTGCTCACCACGATATTGTCTTCGGGTCTCTTGTGGGTGGTGGCAGTGAGGGTTGTTACTCTTGGACTATACTTTGCGAAACCTGTTTGACCAAAGCACTCCTGAGTGCTTCCGGCAGTACCTTCCCTCTGCGGTCTGCCCTCCGAAGGATTCCTTCGCAGGCCTTCGCGCTCAAATAGTACTTCGTTGATACGCCCTCCACCTCCAGAACGGCTGCCAACGATGAAGACTCTGCGCCTGCGCTGGGGTACTCCAAAGTACTGAGCATCAAGGACGCGCCATCCGACACTATACCCGAGGTCGGCCATTTCCCTGAGAACGATTCCAAAGTCCTTCCCTCCGTTAGAGGATAGAAGACCAGGGACGTTTTCGAGGACGAACCATTCTGTTTGCGTTTCTTCCACAAGTCTTCTAATCTCCCAGAATAATCCGCTTCTCTCGCCAGCGAGACCAGCGCGTTTTCCAGCCACTGATAGGTCTTGGCAGGGAAATCCTCCAGTGATAATCCCTCTGCTTGGGTCAAATCCTGCATTGATGAAATCCTTTCCGGTAACTTCCTTCACGTCTGTAAACTGTTTGGCAAATGGGAAGTGCTGTGCCAGCACCTCGTTGCACTTCTTGTCTATCTCAACAGTGGCTACGACTTTGACTCCGTTGCGTTCCATAGCCAAGTCAAAGCCGCCGATACCAGCGAAGAGTGATACTCCTGTTAGCACGTCTCCTCCTTAGTAGTGGAACCTGCGAAGCCAGAACGACCACGCTTCACAAGGACTTCCGTAGCGGTGATCAATGTATCGGAGACCTCTAAGTATCTGGACACGAGGTCGTCGACTATCTTCACCAAGTCGTTGAGCGATTCCGTATGCAGATGAGGTTGGGTTGTCGGCGTGGTGGTCAAACCTGCTTTCACTGGTCCAAAGATAGTTGAGGCACTTCCATTCTCGCCCTCTCCATCCCCACCCTGCACTAGCGTAAGTCTTGGCGATACGTCGGTTCTCACGCTTCTCCTTCCACGTTGCCTTCTGAGTGCGCTCCGATAGCAACACCTCCGCTGGAGGTAGCGGCACGTGGCTCGTCTCCCTCTGTATTAGAAACGCGATAGGCAGGGCTATCAGCAATACTATGCCACTTCTTACCTTCCAACTCATCCTTCTTCCTCTCCTCCTCTAGCAGTGCTAGGTATTGGTCGGGATATAGATGGGTAAGTTTGGTCTTAGCCCTATCCCTTGCCCTTCGATAGTTGCGGTAGTACACCGCGCTTCGTAGTGCGCTTTCTATGCGTTCATTAGCCACTAATCAACTCCCTTATCTCTTGGATTTGCCTTGCCTGCGCCCTCAATACGAGGCTCGTTATGTTGATAGGTTCCACCGCTTGGTAGATGTCCTCACCCTCTCCCTTCCACACGGAGACATAGATTCGGGCGGTATTCTGCCTGCTGAAGAAGTCAAGGGCTTCCTCTTCTGACTCTGTACCTATCAAAGCCTCTCCTCGAAGGTTTCTAACTGTGTAGAAGTTCGTTCCACTCATCCTCTGCCACCTCCTCCTGTATGAATGTGCCGCCGAGGTCGGTCATTATGTAGGTGAGTACCTTCTTCATCTTGATTTGCCTGCCTATGTTTGGACCAGCGAGGCGTACCGCCTCCCTCTCCACTCTTTCCGTCTCTTCCTTAGTCATCCTCTCCCTCTCCCTCTAGTCCGTAGGGTGCGGAACTTCCGCCCACTAGGTCATCATCACAGAGCGCAAAGTGCTTGACCATTAGGTCAGTATCAATACGCATATCGCACACATTACAGAGAGCCACGCTCGCCCTCCCTCTCACTCGTTACCTGGCACTCGCAGACTACTACTTGGTAGTCATCCTCCCCTAAGAGCGTGAGGACATAGTAGCCCTTGCCATAACACGCAGAACACCGGCTCATATCTTCCGCACCTCCACCTCTAGCAACTCTCTCCACTCCTCGCGGTTACGAGTGGTAGCCAACTCATCCAGGAAGTATTCGATCGCTCCCTCCTTAGCGTGGTCAGCGTCCACCCCCTCCCACTTGACGAAATAGACCAACTCGAAACGGATATCGTATTCGTTCATCACTCTAAGTCCTTTCCGTCGTGGATACATTGACGGCACATATACCAACCGCCATCCTCCTTGATGAATGTAGCGGTGTCTCCGCATATAAAACACTCGTTCATCACTCGCCCTCCCTTATCGTTATGTTGTCCTCATCGTGGATTTCTCCGCACTCGTCGCACTCCTCGCCCTCTCCCACCCTCGTAATAACCGCGTCTCCGTATTCATCGCCCACCTTCAGGCTCTCCCACTCTTGGCGGGTCAGCCAATAGTAGATACCTTCATCATCCGGTAAGTCAGCGAGGTCTCCCTCATAATCGTCAGGAATGAGACCGAATACCGCGACTCGCTCCTCATCCTCTCCGTTCACCCTAATTAGCACCTCTTGCGTTTCGATTTCCATCACTTGCCCCCTCCCTCTTGTCCGTAGCATTGAGTGAAACTTCCCCAACAGTAGCCCTTTCCGGTGTAGTGGATATGCGTGGCGGTGTAATAGATCAGTGCAAGCCATAGCAGGGCGGCAACCGCTACCGCCCTCTTTCCCCTCTTAGTTAGTTTCATTCGCTACCTCCGTACATTGATGGAAATCGTTTATGAATTCGGATGCCGTAATCATTCTCCTACATTTCGGGCATATGCCTAGACTATGTTCCCACTTCATAACTAGCCCCCTCCTAAGAGGCTAAGAGGTCTAAGGGTTAGACACTCCCCACCCCCCACCGCGTGAGCGATGAGGGGCAGGCAGGGGCTAACCTACAAGACTCTCTCTTACTTGGTCTAAGTAGTGGTCTGCCACCTCTCGCCATTCCACTCGATAGAGTGAGCCGATATCGGTGAGCATTATGTAGGCGTTACGATTGAGAGAGACATTATCGAAATCTAAGACCTCTCCC